CTACAACACAGGCGTCCCGTTTGCGGCTGCAATGGCAGAGGTATTTTCGGATGACGAGATGTTGATCTTGTCGTCAATTATCGCCTTTTGGTTTGGGACACAGGCTTTTGGCAAGAAGTGAAAGTCAGCGCCGCAGCCATCGACATGATCAAGCACCACGAAGGGGTGAGGACTAAGCCTTACCGCTGTCCGGCGCTATTGTGGACGGTGGGTGTGGGTCATGTCATCGATCCTGCCCATGCGGCGGTGAAGTATGAGGAACGCAAAAGTCTACCGATACCCACAGGCTGGGATCGCACCCTCACGATGGACGAGGTGGACCGGATACTTGCTCAAGACCTTGGTCGGTTTGAGCGTGGTGTGGTTCGACTTTGCCCTGCTTCTGTTGGCAATCAGGGAGTCTTTGATGCTCTCGTATCTTTTGCCTTCAACGTGGGTCTTGGCAATCTCCAGCGTTCTTCCCTTCGGATGAAGACCAACCGTGGTGAGTTCGAAGAGGCAGCAGAGGAGTTCCTGAAATGGACAAAGGCTGCTGGAAAAGTTCTTCCGGGATTGGTTAAACGCAGGCAAGATGAACGTGCGTTGTATCTATCTGGAGTTTCGTGATGCCATTGCAGAAGTTACAACTCCGCCCCGGTGTTAATCGAGAAGGCACTGATTACGCCAACGAGGGTGGGTTCTTCATCTCGGAAAAGGTCAGGTTCCGTGGTGGATATGCCCAGAAGATAGGCGGTTGGCAAAACATCACATCGAATGGAAACACCTTCGATGGGGTGTGCCGTTACATGTGGAACTATGTCAGTCTACTTTCGCAGAACATTTTGGCATTAGCCACAAACCAAAAAATCTATGTTGAACTGGGCGGTGTTTACCATGACATCACCCCGCTTAGGACGACAGTTACTCTGGGTGCTGATCCCATTGCAACCACTAATGGAAGCAAATTAGTCACCATTACCGCATCCACTCACGGCGCGACAGTTGGAACTTACATCAGCATTTCTGGTGCGACGGCTGTAGGTGGTATTACCCTATCTGGTGAATATGAGATTGTCGGTGTTCCTTCGGACAGCGCCTACACCGTTATTGCTTCAACTGCTGCGACCTCGACAGCGACAGGAGGTGGCGCTGCGGTGGTGGTGGCGTATGACATCAATTCCGGTCCTGCTGTTTCCACTTCTGCCATCGGTTGGGGTAGTGGTCCATGGGGTTTCGGAGGATGGGGTTCTAATACTCCTATTGGCTTGCCGATGCGCCTGTGGTCCATTATCAACTATGGCGATGATCTCCTCTTTGCAGAGCGAGACGGCGGTATTTACTACTGGACTGATGATACGGCTGCATGGTCTCGTGCGGTTACACTCAAAGCCAAGATTGACTCTGTTCCCAAAGTCGCCACTACAGCAACCTTTGCTTCGGGTGCTACAACCATTGTGGTAGCGGATGCGACAGGCATCAACACAGGCTCTGTCATCGCCGGTAGCGGCATCCCAACTGGAGCCTATGTCACCACCGCATGGACTGGCACAACGTCCTTGACACTCTCCGCAGCGACTATAGCCTCTGCAACGGTATCGGTTACTGCATCGTATTCAGGTCTTCAAGCACCCGATCGAACTTTGGTCATCAATTCATCGCCTGTTCGGGACTTCTTTATTTGCTTCGGTTCAAAGCCTTATAACCCAGTTGATTTTGTTACGGAATTCGACCCGCTTTTGATTCGTTGGTCTGATCAAGAAAACCCTTATGAATGGGTTCCGGAACTGACCAATCAGTCAGGCGAACAACGCATTACTAACGGCTCCATGATCATGGCGGCTGTCTCGACTCGTCAGGAAATAGCGGTATTAACCGATACTGCGATCTACTCGATGCAGTATGTGGGTCCGCCGTTCGTGTGGAGCATCAATCTCCTCGACCAAGACATCTCTGTTGCTTCGCAGAACTCTGTTATCGCGGTGAACAACTCCGTGTATTGGATGGGAACGGATAAGTTTTTCGTTTACAACGGACGTGTCGATACGCTTCCTTGCACTTTGCGACAGCATGTCTTTAGCACTTTAAATAGGTCGCAAATTTCGCAAGTGATGTGCGGAATCAATGAAGCCTACAGTGAGATCTGGTGGTTCTATCCCGGAACTGACAGTCAGGTAAATAGCCTCTATGTGGCTTTCAATTACCAAGATGGAACTTGGCACTACGGAAGTTTAAACAGAACTGCATTCGTTCAGCAGACTCTTCGGAACTATCCGATGCTGTCGATTAGTGTTCAAGAGTCTTATCTATCAGCAGACATCACTGACTCAGACACCACGATCACTTTACTCAACGCATCTTCGTTCCCCAATACAGGAACGATTGTAATCGGCAGCGAAGAGATTACTTATACTGGAGTCAGTGGTAACTCTTTAACAGGATGCGTTAGAGGCTCTAATAACACCATTGCGGCCTCGCATACGGCGTATTCGTCGGTGACTATGAAGGCTCCCAATCAGGTCGCGTTCCATGAGATTGGCTGGGACGATGTCTCGACTGGTGTGGCGCAGCCGATTACGGCATTCATCCAGACTTCAGACTTCGATATCGGAGACGGAGACCAGTTTAGTTTCGTTTCCAGAATCATCCCTGACGTGAAGTTCTTGGGTTCCAGCACCCAGACCCCGGCGGTGACACTCAGTCTCTATCCGCACAATTATCCCGGCGCTTTGTACGGAACCCCGGATGTTGATGCGGTACAGGCCACTTCCGTGTTACCGGTTCAGCAGTACACCGAGCAGGTCTATACCCGCATCAGGGGTAGGCAGTTAGCCCTCCGTGTGACCTCATCTGACCTTGGCGTAGCATGGCAGATGGGCGCGATGCGTTTAGACATTAGACCAGATGGAAGACGCTAATGGGAGTCATTTCTAATGTCGCCCCGCCGAATCTTCCGATTGCTCCACAGCAGTATGAAAGGCGCTATCAGGATCAGTTTTCGAACGTCTTGAGGCTGTTCTTTAACTCAGTTGCTAACAAGGTCAACGCACCAACCCCTCATGCTTCGTATTACGACACGACTACTCAAACCAATCCGGTAGCGGATGCGGTCAATCTGTTCACTTTCAACAGTGTGGTCAGTGAATTTCAAATTCAGAGAGGCATTCCTACTTCCAAGATCTATGTAGCAGATTCTGGAATCTACAATTTTCAATTCTCTGCTCAGTTAGACAAGACCGGCGGAAGTGCCAGTGCTGTCTTCATTTGGCCAAGAATAAACGGAGTCAATGTTTCTTACTCAGCCACCAAGATTGTTATCGATGGACCGAACTCAGAAATCGTTCCTTCGTGGAACTTCCTATTGCCATTAGTAGGCGGCGATTACTTCGAATTGGCATGGCAGTCTTCGGATACCAATGTGGTCATCCTGCAAGAAGCCGCATCCGGGAACATTCCAGAAATTCCATCCATCATCTTGACTGTTGAATGGATCTCTAACTACGAATCAGGTTCTGTATGATGACCTGTGACCTATTTATCTCATTGAAATTTAAACGCTGTTCAACCAGAATCCATGGAGCCGTGGCTCCCCGCAACCATAGGAGTTGCCATGTATAAAGCACCATACCAAGGAGTCGCGAACCAACTTGCCCAGTACGGGCGCTTCGGTGACTCGCAACTTGTACACATGAACCCGATTGAGGTTCAGATGTTGTCCAGTCTGTCCCCGACTGGGCAGTTGACAGTCAACCCTATGACTGGTCAGAAGGAAGCATTCCTGCCCTTCCTAGCCCCCTTGCTGGGGTCTTTCCTTGGATCATCCTTATTGACTGGCGCAGGCGCTGGTGTACTTGGCGCAGCAGGATTGAGTTCCGCCGCAGCCGGTGCAGTTGGATCAGGTCTCGCAACCGCCGCCGTCACGGGCGATCTGGAGCAGGGGATTCTCTCAGGCATCACCGGATTCGGACTGGGTCAGGCGTTTGGCGCAGCAGGCGATGCGTTGTCAAAGGCGGGTACGCAGACAGCCACCCAAGCCGCCACTGATGCGGCTACGACATTTAGCCCCGGCGCTGCGGCTTCGACCATGAATCCGTTGGCGGCAGATGCCACCCTTCAGTCCGCTCTGCAAAGCACACCCACCGCATTTGCTCCGGGCATGGCTGGCGCACAGATGGCAGCGGCTCCGGATTTCGCAGGGATTACAGCATCCCCAGCCGTTACTCCGCCTCCTGACCTAACTGCAATGCAACGGCTTTCCGCTCCGTTCCAACAACCCGGTGCATTCCTCAACCAACTTTCATCGCCCAGTTCATTCCTCCCAATGTACGTTGGTGAGACTGGCCGCATGGCTCGTGAAATGGAGCAGGCCGGTCGTGGCAGCATGAGGGATTACGAAGAACAGCAGGCTGCTGAACGTCGTAAAACCCTAGCCCAAATGGGCAATGTGTTTAACCAAGTCCGTCAAGCCTATCCGGGCGTGGGCTATGCCCAAGGCGGCTATGTAGATAGTTACGCCGTAGGTGGTGGTATTGAGAACGCCATCAGACAAGCGGCTATCAACGCAGGCTATGAAGGATCTAGCGGGTTTGCTGGTTCTCTTCCCTACGATATCCCTGACCCGAAGAATGTTCAGTTGTCTCTGCGCGGATCAGAATACGTTCCGCCCCCGGCAGCGTCTTATGCGGCGTTGGATGTAGGCGGAGAGGGATACATGCCCGGTATATCGGGCGAATTCCAGTATTTCCGCGAACCCGCCCCGGAGACCAAACCCCCTGTTGACGGAACTCCTCCGGGCGGAACGCCTCCGGGTGGCAAACCACCTTGGTGGCCTCCGAATGCGCCATGGCCTCCGGGTTCTGGCACTCCTCCCGGAACAGGTCCGGGCGGAAGACCGAGTGGAGAACCTGATGAAGGCACCGGTCCTGCCGCTGGAGTAGATACCGGGGAGTTTAACTTTCAAGATTTCCTTAGCAGATTCCCAGCATTTAGGGGTCTTTATGGAAGTCCTGCGGCGGGTGCTGGTGTAGGTGCTGATGTAGGTGCCGGTCCCGGTGCTGGAGCGGGTACACGTCCGACTGTTGAGCAGGGCTTAGAACCTGAGCCTACCAACGAGCAGGACTTTCTGAACTATCCGGGTGGAACCCCCGGATTCGACGAATCCGATCTGTCGGGTATCACTCAACCTACAACGGGTGCATTCGATACCAAACTTCTCGAAGAACTTCTGAGACAACAGGCAAACCCTGTCCAAAACACGCCAGTTCAGACTGAACCCCAGTTTGGGCCAGCGCCTGTCGCTGATAATAATTTTGGCAACGTCGAAGATCTTCTCAGTCAATTGCGTAATGTTTCTGCGGCTACCCCGCAGCAGGCTGCTCCGCCTGCGACAGATTTCTTAGAGCGTTATGTGTTGCCTGCCCCTGAGGCTCCGATGATGCCCACTCGCGAGGATATTGTCCGGGCTGCTGTTGAGCCGCCTATAACCTTTCAACCACCGGTAGAGGCTGTCCCAACTGGCGGTGGCTACCCCTCTCGCGATCAGTTTTTAGGTCCGGTGATGACTCCTACCATTGAACCGACACCGGTAGCAGCACCACCGCCTCGTTTTGAACCGCCCGTGGCAATGCCACCACCCCGCGTCGAGCGTCCTGCGGCACCACCACCACCGCGCTTTGAACCCCCTGTGGCAACGCCACCGCCTCGTTTCGAGCCGCCTGCGGCAATGCCAGCACCACGCTTTGAGCAACCGCGAATGGAGATTCCAGAGCCGCGCTTTGAGCCTCCTGTTGCGATACCTCCGCAAGTTGCCGTTCCGCCGGTTTCTGTCGAGCAATATCCGGGTATCGATCCTGAGATTATTCAGCGTCTCGCGATACTTGAAGAGATGGCTCGTTATTCTCCTCAAGAGCCTGCCATGCAAGCCGCGCCTGAGTTCGACATGGGCTTTGGTGATTTCGGTCAATTTGCCGAAGGCGGCATGATCGATAACAGCGCAGACTCCATGAACCAAGGAAACGACATTGTCGAAATGACGGTAGCGGCGATCCGAGGTGAAATCGAAAACGCAGATCAGATCATCCGTGCGTTCGTTGAGCAGTATGGACCGGAGGTGTTCATGCAACTTCGCGAACAGGTTCTCCAAGACATCGTTCCGGGCGCACAGACCGAAGGAATGGTCGAAGGCAACGGCGGTGGTCAGGACGATCTTGTCGAGGGAATGATCGGAACACAGCGTCCTGTAGCGGTATCTCCGGGTGAATACATCATCCCTGCGGATGCAGTCGCTCTCGCAGGCGGCGGGTACTCAGGCGATGGAGCCAAGTTCTTCGATGGACTGGTTGATGATATCCGACAAAAAACTATGGGGACCACGGAACAAGTCCGTCCCTACCGTAGGAGCAATTAAACATGAGTAGCGGCGGCGGCTTTAGCGGCGGAGGCGGTGGATACTCCGGCATGTTCGGCCCACCGATGGGTGGATTCGGCGGATTCGGCGGTGGATTCGGTCAGCCTTTCGGCGGCGGATTCCAGCCACCCCAGTATAATGGTGGTTTTGGACAACCTTTTGGCGGTGGATTTCAGCAGCCTCAGTATGGTGGAGGGTTTGGTTTCCAGCCACCTCAGTATGGCGGATTCCAGAATCGAGGTCCGGGTAATGCCTATGCAAGGCAGAATCCTTACCAGCCCCCCACTCCGCCGCAGTTTTCACAACAACCGCCTCCGGGGATGGAGTTAAATCCAGACTACCGTCCTCGTGGTCCGGGGATGCAGACAATGGACGTGCGCCCTAGTGACGAAATGTTTCGTCCTATTCAAAGGGCAAACCCTGTCACGGGCGTGATGCCATCTGAGCCTATATCTGATCCTAACTACGCACCCATTAGCGAGGGCTTACCCGCTAGAGATCAGTTCTCAGGTCCGGTGATGAGGCCCGCTGTAATGCCTTCGTATGATAGTCCATACGGCGGATTCGGCGGTCCTTATGGCGGATCGCCTTATGGCGGAATGTTTAGTGGATTAGGCGGATTCTTTGGAAGTCCGTATGGTCGTTTTGAGCCATGAACTTTGATATCTCACTCGTCCCCTACGGAAAGATCAGTCATGTGATCCCGTCTCTTATTCGTTATTTAAACGAGTCAGAGATGTGGGCCATGGGTCGAGCGAGTATCGATGACATCGTTCGGTTTGCGCTAACCGGACAGATGCAGTTGTGGGCGGTCTATGACCCGGAGTCGAACGAGATCCATGGTTTCGTGATGACGGAGATCAAGACTTACCCCCAGAAAAAGATGTTTGTGATTCAGTACTGCGCGATGACGCCGAATCACATGAAACATATTGAGGACAAGATGCATGAGACAGCAGACAAGTTCGCTAAAGAGATGGGCTGTCATGGCATTGAGTTCTTCGGTCGCCCCGGATGGGAGCCGCATGTTAAGAAGCGCGGGTACACCGTGAAGACGGTGGTTTTCGAAAAGCATTTTGATGAGGTGTCGCAATGAGTAGCGGCGGCGGCGGTGGTGGTGGCCCACAACAGGTCACTTCAACAGTAACCCAGAGCAATCTCCCTGCTTACGTTCAACCGTACTTCGAGCAAGTCCTCCAGAGAGGACTGTTTGAAAGTGCGCGTCCGTATCAGACCTACAGCGGTCAGCGTTTAGCGCAGTTTGCTCCAGAAGAGACTCGCGCCCAACAAGGCATTGCAGCCCTTCAGCGTCCTGAACAGATTGGGATGGCGAGCGATATTGCAGCGCGAGTTGGCTATGCAAATATGCCATCTGGGTTGGATATCGCCGGATCATTTCAGCCGGGTCAAATTACCCCGACCTATCAGGCAACCCAGTTCCAGACCGGATATGCACCGGGCCAGTTCGGCGCGGGTTATCAAGCAGGACAGGTAGGACCGGGATATACCGCCGGAACTTTGACTCCGGGATATCAGGCAGGTCAGTTTGGTACTGGCTATCAAGCAGGTACTTTCCAACCCGGTTTCCAAGCGCAGGCTTACACCTCTGGCTTTGCTCCTGAAAGAGTAACCTCTACCTATCAAGCAGGAACCTTTGCTCCGGGATATCAGGCGGGTCAAGTTGGTCCCACCTATCAAGCAGAGGATCTGCGTTCACAGTTCCAAGCGGGTCGGTTCCAGCCGGGATATACCGCAGGAACTTTTGAACCGGGGTTTGAAGGCGAACGATTCACGGATCGTTACCAAGCCGGAACCATCACTCCGGGTTATGAAGCCGGTACGTTCACACCCGGCTATCAGGCAGGCACGTTCCAAGATCGCTTTGAGGCTGGCACGTTTACACAGCCCGGTACGATTGAATCGTACATGTCGCCTTTCCAGCAGGCGGTTACGGACATTGAGAAACGCGAAGCCGTCCGTGCTTCAGAATTGCAGCGTCCGACGATGGGCGCAGAAGCCGCTCGTGCCGGTGCATTGGGTGGAACCCGTTCGGCTCTCCTCGAAGCAGAGCGTCAGCGGAATCTGGGTCAGCAGTTATCTGATATCCAAGCCCGTGGTGGACAGGCTGCATTTCAGCAGGCTCGCGAAGCCTTCGAGGCGGATCGTGCTGCGCGATTGCAGCAGGCACAGTTTGGACTTGGCGCATTCCAAGCACAGGAAGCCGCCCGTCAACGCGCAGGAGAGATGGGTTTTCAGGCTCAACAGGCAGGAGAATCCGCCTTGTCAGCACAGCAACAGAACGAAGCAGCGAGACAGGCGCAGGCAGAGTTCGGGCTTCGTGCTTATCAGGCGGGTCAGGAAGAGCGTCAGTTCGAGGCGAACCTTGGCTTCCAAGCACAACAGGCTGCGGAGCAAGCGAAGCAACGCGCTGCTGAGATGGGCATGAACGCCCAGCAGCAAGAAGAGGCTTCTCGTCAGGCTGCTGAACAGTTTAGACAGAGCGCGTATTCGCAGCGCGAGCAGGCTCGTCAGGCGCAGGGTCAACAAGGACTGGCTTCATTCCAAGCCCAAGAACAGGCTCGTCAGCAACAAGCCCAATTTGATTTCCAAGCACAGCAGGCAGGGGAACAAGCCCGTCAACGTGCTGCGGAAATGGGCATGTCTGCACAGCAGCAGAACAATGCAGCGCAACAGGCAGCAGAGCAGTTCCGTCAGTCTGCATTCGGCATGTCGGCTGAACAGCGTCAGTTCCAAGCGAACATTGGATTCCAAGCGCAGCAAGCGGGCGAACAGGCTCGTCAGGAAGCGGCCCGTCTTGGACTCTCCGCGCAGCAACAACAAGAGGCTGCGCGTCAGGCTCAAGAACAGTTCCGACAGAGTGCGTTCCAGCAGACCGAAGCGGCGAGACAGGCCCAAGGTCAGCAAGGCTTGGCATCGTTCCAAGCACAAGAGGCGGCTCGTCAGCAGCAGGCTCAGTTCCAGTTGCAAGCGCAACAGGCTGGAGAGGCAGCACGACAGGAAGCAGCGCGTCTTGGCCTATCGGCTCAGGAACAAACCGATGCCGCCCGTCGCGCACAGCAACAGTTCCAGATGCAGGCGCAGCAGTTCAATATCGAACAGCAGCGTCAGCGGGCATTGCTTGGCCTCGAAGGCTTGTCCGCAGATCGCGCCGGTCAGGCCCAGCGTCTGGCTGCGGCGGAACTTCTCTCAGGTTTGGGAGGACAGCAGCAGCAGACGGATCTTCAGAGATTGGCGGCTCAACAGGCTATCGGCGCAGAGCGTCGAGGTCTCATGCAGCGTGGTCTCGATATCGGCTACGAAGACTTCTTGCGTCAGCAGGCATACGGACGGGAGCAGTTGGGTTACCTCAGCAATCTCTTGCAGGGTATACCAATTCAACCCGGCAGCACGGTCTCCACATTTGGTAGAGTTCCGTCAGCCGGTGAGCAACTTCTCGGTGGCGGCTTAGGAGCCTTAGGTCTGTACCAAGCATTTGGCGGTAGGGGAGGTGGTTAAACCATGAACATTCTTGAAGCAGAAGACATGGTCAAAGGACTCCCTGACCAAGTTCTTTTCCAATACGCACAGAATCCTCCCCCGCAGATCCCACAGTTCTTGGCGATCTCTGAGGTGCAGCGCCGTCAGGACATGCGCCAGAGATTCCAAGCGCGTCAGGGTGGTAACGAACCGACTGTTAAGGATCAGATCCTGCAAGGCGGTATTGCCAGTGCGGGTGGTCCTCCGCCGGGTGGTGGGGAACCGCCTCCGATGGCACCTCCGGGTGCAGCCCCTCCGGGTGCGCCGATGCAGCAGCCAATGACCGGTGCGCCAATGCCCCCGATGGGAATGTCAGATGGTGGGCGAGTACCGGGTGGTAACCCACAAGTCTTCAGAGAGTTCATGCGACGTAACTTTGCGACTCCGCAAGGTTTGGGTGCAAACATTGGCCTTGTCGGCGGTGCCATGTTGGGTGGTCCTATTGGCGCAGGAATAGGCGCGAACTTAGGCACCTATATTGGGCAGAAACTGACTCCTCCTACTGAATTAACACCATGGCAAATGCAAAATGCTTTAGGTGGCGGACTTAGAGTGTCAGACGCTCCTGCAATGGGTGGCGGTGGCGGCGGTGGTCTGCCGTATGGTGGTCCGACTTCTTATGGTGGTCCGGGCGGCTACGGAAGAAATGAACTGATGAATATGATCAGTCAGTTTGGTGATCGTAGAAGGCCCACTGTAACCGTCGAAGAGATTCCTGCTCAGGGTACGGTGACCGTTGAAGAGATTCCTCAGGGCATGGCAGTCGGCGGAATTGTTCCGCGACGAATGAATACCGGAGGACTGACACCGGGTGGCATAGTCTATATGCAGGCTGGCCGAACTGTCCCGGATCTAATCAATGAACTTCGCAATGCTGAAAGAAGCGGCGACAGAAACACAGCAGCGAACATACGCAGTCAGTTAGAAGCAGCCGGTGTACCGATCTCTGATGTCATCAATCAGTTGGTGAATCCGGCAGCGGCTACTCCGCCGGTCGCTCCTGCTGCAAATCCCCTTGTTGCCCCTGCTGTGGCTCCGGCTCCTACTGCTACGCCTCCAGCGCCCACGACTCCCAATGACTTTGGAGGTCGTGTAAACGAGTTCATGGGACAGGTTCCCGGAATCTTTGCTCAGGTCAACAAAATGATGCCTGCGGGTGGTGGGCTTTCGGCAGAGAGCCTTAACCAGTTCCGCCCTACCGAATCTGATTACATCAATCCTCAAGTTCAGGCCCAAAGAGAGGCTCTGCTTACGCAATTAAGATCTACAGGTGAAGCCCGTAGAGCAGAAGATATTGCCGCAGCCCAGCGTTATCTGACCGAAGCAGAAGCACCGATTAAACAGGCTCAGGACGAAGCGCGTCGATCTGCGATTGCCTCGACCTTGATGCGTCTTGGCTCAGGCGTCATGGCTGGGAGACCTGAGGCAGGTCTTGCCAGTGCGGCAGAATCTGTCGAAAGCATCATGTCTCGCGCACGGGAGCAGGCTTCTGCTGAACGTCGTGCTGCGCGTCAGGACTTCCGCACGGCAGAACGTGCTGCAACTCAAGCGGCTCGTACTACGGCTGATGCGGCATTCCAGATGCAGGCTCAGAACATCACCGCAGACGAGAACAAGCAGCAACAGTTTGTTCGCGACCAGAAACAATTTGCCCAGTGGGCGTTTGGTCAGATGCGAGAAGCAGGACGCGATGCGCGTCAGGCTCAGTCTGATGCAGTGCGACTGTCGCTTGGACTTGCCCAGACAATTGATACCGCAATTCGTACAGAGGCTCGCGAGTCTGCACTCACGGATCGTCAGTACGCCCAGACCTTCGGATCAATCTTCAAGGAAGTCTTCGACGATATCAAAAACGGCTACACTGATGCCGAAGGTAACGAGGTCAGTTACACGCCTGAGCAGGCCATTGAATTGGCTGGTAAGAGAACTCGCGAGTTGCTTGCCACGTCTGGCATTTCGTCAAGCGGTTCTGGTGACAACATTGTGGTTTATCAGGGTAAGCCAATTAGATTCCCAAATAAGGAAGCAGCCGACAAGTTCCGTAATTCAGTTGGAATGTAACCATGGCGGTCAACCCATTTGATCTTGCCCGTCAGTTAGGCGGGGTGATCGTCGATACGGATGAAGAGAGAAAGGTCGAAGACCCGTTCGACCTTGCTCGTCAGTTGGGTGGGGTGATAGAAGAGCCTGCTGTCCCTACTATCGAAACTCAACCAGAGGCAACCCCACAAGGGACTAGAGAACTTCCAAGTGCTGGATTTGGTCCTCTCTCCTTGCTCAGGGAATCTCTCAAGCCCATTACGCAAAGTGATCCCATTGCCATGGCCCTTGGTCGTGGCGCGGAACTTACTGGATCAGCAATAGAAACGGCTGCTCGTGCAGGCGAATCTATTGGCGATGTTATTGCTCAAGCAGCGCCAGTTCTTGACACGCGACTCATGATAGACAGGCAAGGCGTTCGTCTTGAGCGCCCAACGCCTGAGCAAATATCAAGTCAGAATCAGTTGCAGTACATGCAAGACTGGGCTGACAGTTTTAGAAACTGGGGTCGTGAAATCAATCAAGAGCCGGGTACTAAGTTGTCTGATTTGGCAGACAACCCAGCCCGTGTTGTACCGTTTGTTATTGAACGAGTCATAGCGTCTTCGCCAGATATGGCCGCTGCGACGTTGGCGCTTCCTGCTTATATCCCGACTCGTGCTAACGAAATTCTTAATCAACGACTCAAGAACGATAATAAGTCTCTAAATGAAGCCACTGTTGGAGACATCGCTGCGGCAACAAGCGCGGCTTTTGTCGAAGGAACTCTTGAGAGATTTGCCACTGGAAGACTAGGTGGAATAGGCGGCACTGGAATAGCAAGAGTTGGCAAAGAAGCCGCATTACAAGCAGGCACTGAAGCAGTCCAAGAAGTCGGTGCCTTGGCTGCTGAAACTGCCGGAACAGTTAGAGGTTTTAAACCAGAAGAGGCTGGCGCGGTTGCGCTAGAAGCGGCCATTGTTGGCGGTGGTTTAGGTGGCGCTATCGGCGCTGCGGCACAGGTAGAAGAAAACGCTATTCGACGCGACATCGAATCACGGGTTCGTGACATCGAAGGCATTGGCTCTGCCGAAGAACGGCAACGTATTCAAGAACTGCGAGACAAGGCGCTTGAAAGCGCGACCGCTATCTCCGCCCCGGAACCTGCTCAGATCAATGTCGAAGAGGGGCAGACGGAACCCACCCCACTCCAGTTTGGCGACTCCTATGCCAATCGGGTATTTGATTCTGTCGGTCAGTACATCCCTGCCAATGCAGAGTTCAAAGTCGAAGAGAAGGTCGTGGACGGAACCACCCAGTATGTGGTGACCGACCAAGACAATCGTCAATACGGTCAGAGTCTTCAGAACAAAGATCAGGCAGATTCATTTGCTCTAAGTTTAAACAACACTGGAAGGGCGCGAGCCGAAGTACTGAAACAACTTGAGCCGCTCAGTGAATCTCTAACCAGCATCCTCAAAGGATATGGTTTAAATGACATTGGGCTGACCCTGAACAATCGCATCTTCACCCGTCGTGGTGAAGCCCTGACTTCGGAAGGGTTGTTTGACCCGGTTGTGAGGCGCGTATTCCTCGCTGTAGACGCTATAGACCCGCAGGGTAACCTCGACACCGACCAGAGACGTGCGGCCCTCAGAGGCGTTCTCCGTCACGAAGTCGTTCATGCCCTGAGGTATCTGGATCTCTGGAAGAAATCCGAATGGAAGAATCTGGAGAAGACCGTCTCGCGTCTCAAGAAGCAGGGTACGGATAAGACCTACCTTGAGATTGCTAAGGAAAGTTATGGCGACCAGTCCCCGATCATTCAGGTCGAGGAAGCCGTTGCCGAGTTGATCCGTGACGTAGCGGTTAAACAGTCTAACGTCGCAGGTAAACCGAGATCTCTTTCCGAGAGAGCCGTCCAGTTCTTCGACCGTGCCAAGAATGCATTGACCGGGTCTGGGTTCCAGACCTACGAAGACATCGTCAACCGCTTTGAGCGTGGCGAAGTCGGCGCACGAGAGCGTGGTCAGATCCGCACCTTCCGTGCCAGTGAGGAACAGGCTGCTCAGAAGGGCTTTGTTCCAGAGCGTCTTCAGAGAATCTTGAAGTCTCCTGAGGGACGGAATCAGTTCCGTGCAGACACCATCCAGAATCTGGTACGCAGTTTGCCTCAGCAGATCTTCACCGCCCCCGCGATGAATAGTTACGGGAACGCAGCGATCCGCGAGTCTCGTTCGTCCATTGAACAAATTCCCGTCAAGATCAACGTGGATGAGCAGGAGGTTCCGACAAGGGACTCCGAAGATCGTTTGATTTACTCCGGCTACGAAGGTCCGGAGATGTTTGGAATGCAGACCCGTCCGACTCAGGAGGGTTTAACCAACTTCTGGCGCTGGTTCGGCAAGAGCAAGACTGTCGATTCTAAGAAGCGCCCGCTTGTTTTCTACCACGGAACCGCTGCTGACATTACTCAGTTCCGTCCGAAGCAGGCTGGCGCAGTGTTCATGACCCGCAACCCCAAATTTGCAGAAGGGTTTGCAGGTTATTCAGACAACTACTTGGTCAGTAACTTCCCCGACTTCATGTCGGATCAGCAGGTAGTAGATGTTCTGAATGAAACACTAAGCAAGTCATCTGCCTTTTCGCCAAAGACATACGACAAGGTTGCAGCCGCCCGTGATGAGGCGGTTCAAGATGTCCAACAGAACAAACCCATCCGCGCCTCTGCCCTGACGGCACTCAAGGATGTGGCTTCCAAGGGTGTCAGTTCTCGCTATCTGGATGCCATCCAAAAGCGATTGCCTTCTAGCGCGAACCTGATGCCGGTCTATGTCAAGGCAGACAATCCGTTTGACTACGAAAACACGGACCATGTCAAACGAGTTATTGAAGAAGCAGATCGTATTTCTCCGGAGCCTCTTAGTGGCTTCGAAGCAGAGGGCATCTTCAATGGAGACTGGGGTGTCATTGAAACCCCGAAGATTCTGGCTGCGATCAAGAACCTTGGCTTCGATTCCATGTATGTCGAGGAGCAACTGGAGAAGAACCTTGCCGTGTTTGACCCCAACCAGATCAAGTCTGCGGTGGGCAACAACGGTGACTTCAGTCCGTTGACCCCAAGCATTCGTGAGTCCCGCGCAAAGCCACAACAAATTCTGTTTGAGGTTGCTCCGGACCCGAACAACCAGCCATTGACTGAAGCATGGCGAAGCCTTGATCCAGCACTGCGTTTAAATATCAGTGAGCGTGTTGCACAAAACATTGTGCCTAAGGCTTTGGCTGCATCTGATGCAAGAGGTTCTGTTGTCAGCCAAGTAGGTAGTTACCTAGATGACACTAATCCTTCGTTTGCTTTGATGCTTGAGAGAGGGAATCCAGTAGACATTGCAAAGTCCATTGGATTTACTTTGTCTCAGGATTCCATGATGGTTGTTTCTCCAAAACCATTTGATGGTGGAGATGTCGTTCAGTCCGTCACCGTAAACCTTGGAAACAAAACACCTCAAGAAATTGCTGCGATCTATAACTCTTTAAGAGAGATTGAAGTTGACGGCAATAAGCCTGTTGGCGGACAAACTTTTGCCAATGGCTTTATGACGATCTTGAACTATTCAAATGTTGCAACAGATACGCTTGCAGGTTTGATAGACAAGAAACTAAATAACGAATACAATGTTCTTGTTAGAGATGTTTATTCCGCTTTCCCAGAGAAAAAGGATTACGACTATGCCAGTCCGGAAAATGACGGATCAGGAAGCAGAGCAGATCTTCGGAAACGGCTTCGTGATATTCGGGCAGAAGCGACCAACTCCGTCCAAGGAGAACTCGAAGGACTTGCAGCCGAAGGTAGAGCCGCCGCCCCAGAAGCCGCAGCAGTAACGCCTGCTGCCCGTGAGGCGAGGCGTGTTCCTCGCTCGACCGTCAACATTTTCAGGTTGTCTGACGATGCGGCCAAGCAAGAACTTGGTCTGGCTCCCGGCAGAAACCTAACCCGTCTTGTTGGAGAGCGTCTTAATCAGCGCACCCTTAGCACTGAAGGACGCATTGCTGACGATGACGTGAGCGATGAGTCCGCTCGAAAGATTGCTAACGCGATGGTTAGCGAGGTCGAGCATCAGTTAGGTGTCACGGCTGAAACTGGAACGGGCATTGGTTGGTACTCCAACAACTACCCCCGCGCCCTAGACATTCTCTCCAAACGGTTCCCGGAACTTCGCACTGATCCCAGTGCTAGATCTCTTTTCACTTCACTCGTTGCGATCACATCCAACGGTGAAGATGTCAACCAGAACATTGCGAACGCGATCACGCTCTATCAAGCAGCGCGTCAAGGGCAGCGCATATCGACGCTATCCATTGGAACCCGTCGATCAGATGCACTTCAGAACAATCTGGAGATGTTAGATAGCCTGATAGAACAATACGGCATCGATGGATTCTCTGATGTCCTCCTTCAGGAGATGACTGTCAAAGACATCAAGGCCGAACTTCGTCGCCTTGGATTGTCAGACCAGTCTGATTACACCGTCGATACGGTAATGCCTCGATCTGCGTTGTACTTCGGGCCAAAACTAGGTGCGTTCTACGCCAACCTGATGGGTTCCGAAGGCTATCTCACCATGGACTTGTGGTGGAGTCGGATGTTTAACCGCATCCGTGGAACGCTAATACCGAAGCCGACCCCGAGTTTGATACAGAAAGTTCGTGGCTTGCTCGCAGACCAAGGCATCACTGCAACGACTGACGAGGAAGTCATCGAAGCAGCCGTTCCGTTCTGGGAAGCCGCAAAGAAAAAGGGCTACAAGAACACTACGCCTATTGAGAAGTCTTCCAATACGCTGATCAAGTCTGCTCGTCTTGAACTTGAAGAGGCTCCGTTCCGTGCGTCGGATCGTAGTTTCATGATTAAGACTGCGCGTCTTGTTCAAGACAGTCTTAAAAAGAAAGGCATTGATCTCTCGTTAGCAGACATACAGGCTGCGTTGTGGTACTATGAGAAGAGGTTATATGCAAAACTTACAGGCAGAGCGACCGATGACATCGGCTACGAAGAAGCGATCCTCAAAGCCGCAGAGGCTGATCGACCCGAACGATCCGCTCCACGATTCTATCGAGGCCGCGCTCAAGGGGCTGTCCCCGAAAGAACGGGTGCAGCGGCTCGACAAGTTGTTTCCGCCGAAGAAGCGGTAGTTCCGCAAGCCAGAGAGGCTCGTAAACGCGGACAGGCTCCGCTTGGTCCTGAGCAACCGGGTCCGGATACCAACACTGACAATACAGGCGCGGCTGAAGCCCTGAACTTAGGCGAGCCTACTGACTCGCTTGGCATCCCGACTGGTCCACAACTGACTGACACCATGCCTGATGGCACGGTCGATATCTCACGCGCCAGACTTGAACCCCGTATGCGCCGACTCATTCGCGGCGTGGAGTTCATCCAGTCTGCGCCGGATAAGTTGCGTGGTGGTGTGGGACTTGGCGACATCGCATCCCGTATCGAAGGCTACTACGACACCTATCGATCACGACTGGGTCAGGTCAATGACATCATCCGCGATGCTTATGAAAATATCGGTCTTGGCAACAGGACATCCGCACTAGAAACTTTTGAGCGTTTCATTCGCGCTCGTGAGAATGGCTACACGGAAGAAGCCAACGACATCCGTGCAGCAGCCAGCGAAAACGATGTCCAGTTAATCAATGCTTGGGAGCAGATTGCTCGTTTAACTGGCCAGATCAACCTGAGTGTTCGTACTCCTGAAGGCAACCCCATGCGGGTGTACGACTCGAAGGTGGGTGGCTGGAGACCTATTCGCGCCGTTCCTCAGTTCTTCCCCCGCACTCTCCGCAAGGAAGTGATGGAGGTTATGAAGAACCCGGACGTAGATCCGAATCTATACGAAGAATTGCTGGAGGCATTGGTTGACTCCGGAAGAGTCAACACGCGCAACGAAGCAGAGGATTATCTGGTACGCGAATGGTTCTCTGATGAGATCAAGAGCGACTACTTTGCAGGCGTTGAGAAGGCTCGCACGGAACCCCTCCCTGAAGTTTTCTACGATTACTCATGGGATGCCGCGACCCGATACCTTCGTAAGTGGGCAAGACGTACTTCTCAGATCGAATACTTCGGTCAGGCTCTTGGCAATCTGAGCAATGACTGGTTCGATAAGAACATTCCCAAAGTACGCGATGAGGAAACTCAGCAGTATTTAAACGAGATCAGAGAGCGGGTCTACGAGATAGAGCCGTTCGACATGTTTACCAACATGATCAGTTGGATGAACTCATTGGCTACCGGAACCCAGTTGGGTAATCCTGTTAGCGCAAGTCTTAACTTGCTTGGCGGAACCATCACCAACGTCCAAGAGTTTGGCATCAAAGAGATTGCCAAGTCTTACTTGGATCTTGTTCGTGAATGGAAGAAGGTGCAAAAGGAAGGAACCACGCTTGGCATCTTGAACAACGATGTCATGAATATCCTGACTGACCATGTCGAGCAGGACGCTCAGAAGTATTTCTCGACTGAGCAAAAAATTTCTGTAGCACTTGCGAAGTTTGCCAACGTCATGCTGACAGTCGGTGGATTTAACAGCGCGGAGAACATTGTCCGTGCGTCCGCTTTGATTGCTGCGCGTGGTCGATTGAATGGATTCCTAAGGGATGTCAATGAAGGCCGGGACAACCAGTCTGTCAAAGACTTCTACACATGGCTGGCAAAAGAGAATTTAAACGCTGATGAACTGATCCTTGAGAACGGCGCAGGTAAGGCGACTGATCGTTACCTTAGAAGGGCAGTCAACGTGCCTCAGGGTTCTTACAGCATCGACATGACCCCGGTGTTTGTAGACAAACCCATCGGTCGATTCCTGTTCAAGTATCAGAAGTTCGGAACGCAGATCAATCGATTTTTCTATCGACACTTCCTAAAGAAGTTCATGGACGATCCGTCTCCACGGAACTTCTTTCGCACTGCCAGTTTCGTTGGCACTGCCATCATCGGAGGCGGTGCAATCCTCGCGGTACGAGAAGCACTGGGCTACGGCGATCCGGGTCCAGATGATGAGGAATTGAAGAAGGCTTTGGAAAACAAAGATGTTTCTAGAGCATGGGGTCTGATCTTCTCCCGTGCATGGCAGAACATCATGGCCGCAGGAAGCCTTGGCTTTTACGGAAACTATATTCAGTTCGGGCTGGACTGGCAGGATCAGCAGCGCATCAAAAATCCACTTAGTCCTCCGGGTCTGGCCTCTGTCGAATCTGTGGTGGATATCTTCAACCGACTTCGCGACCAGAAAGCCTTTACGGCGCGTGACCTAGACGAGGTGGCAGAGACCAGTCTCTCTGCTTACAGAGCCTACAAACGCATTGGACTCGCGGGTATGGCCGAGATTGGGGTGGATGCTAGAGAGGTTCGCCGGTTTGTCGCACAGCGAGATCTCAGAGAGGTCCGTGAATACACCCGCCGATACAGCGAGGAGATGGAGATAGAGTTTAAACGACGCACTGCTCCGGGTGCGCCGATTAGAACTCCCATGACTCCGACCAACAAAGCCATCGCAGATGCCTTGCACCAAGGCGACTCTGCCCGTGCGCGTTTGTTGATGAGAGAGGCACTCAAAGGTCAGCCTCCGAAGGAACGTGAGCGGCTGAAACAAAGCATCCGTGCTTCGATCCGCAATCGTCAGCCGATTCAGATTGGTGACTCAGCGCCCAGTTCGAAAGAGAGACAAGAGTTCCTGCGTTGGGCCAGAAGGAATCTTCCTGCTGAGGCGTACCAAAAGATCGTCACTTCAGACCGTCGATACCGAAGAGCCGCAGCCCGAATGGGCATGAGCATCGGTGATTGATGAGCCGGAGCAAACAAGCCAGCGAGTACCTTGGAAAGGTTAAACAGTTGGAGTGTGTCCTCTGTTCCTTGCTGGGCCAGCCTCAGACTTCCATCACCGAAGCCCATCACATCCGCACAGGTCATGGACTGGGTGACCGGGCGAGTGATTACCTGACTGTCGCACTCTGTGTGGATTGCCACCGGGGAACTCATGGGTTCCACGGAACCAAGGCTCTGATGAAGATTGCCAAGTTATCCGAACTGGACCTGTTGGCTGAGACCGTCCGTCTGTTGGACGAAAAAAGAGGGGAGTCAAATCTGACCCCCCTCAAGGGTATTACACCGACTGACAGCAAACAGGAGAACGCTGTCTAGCGCGAGGGTATCAGTCCAGTTCTGTCCATTCAACACCTCTCTCCGACCCGAAGTGGTAGATGAGTTCGATCAGGTCTGAGAGTTCTTCCTTAGACATACCTGAGGTGGGTTCCCCCAGAAAGACCATTCCCCCATCGATACCCGGAACCATTCGCTGCTTGCGTAGTGCGGCAGTGAAGATCCATTTCCAATCGTTCTTGGAAAGTTTCTGGTCGTACCATTCAACCTGTCTGGAGATGTCACTGAGCAGCGCCCACATCAGGGAGTTCTGACCGATACTCCTACGGTTCTGTTTGACGATCCGACCAATGATCTCTTCGAGTTCAGGGTTCATAGGTGTTTAAATGCTCTACGCTCACGAGCCTTGTGTCGGGGTCGTAGTCGGACTCGGTCCCGACTTCCCATGCTTGGTCGTAGTGCATCCACCCATAGATCTCAACGCTACGAATCTCAGGCATGACAGGCTTGGCAACGAATAGGACCAGTCCTTTCCCGACCTGTCTCTTCCTCACCGCTGCGGTATCCCTTGTACGGATACGTCTCACTTCGATGTTCGTCCCGACATCGGGGATATCTTTGTACTGGTTGTGATCCCTGTAGTCCCAGACATGTCCCGACCAGTAGCGGTTTGTGTGCTTTGCGACAGCGAGTTCCGCAGCACAGGCCGCAACCTGTGCCGTGCGATCATCTTCCATCCTGTCGCGGTGGTAGTGCTTGGCGTCTGGTCTAAACCAGTTCGCAGCAAACCTTCTCGCACCAACATGACAGACCCATTCGTATTCCCATGGTAATAGGTTGACGATGGGCTTCATGGGCTAAAGGTTTCGAGAATC